CGTGGGAAAGCGCAGACGCGTTTGAGGCTGCATGGAGAGCGCTACCCAAGCCATAGAACTCTTGCCGGCGACGGGACATTGCTGGCGAGATTAGGGGGTGGGGTCGATGTTTCTCCCCGATCCTGCCCCCGTCCCCTGGGGTGCTTGACTTGTGTTTACACGGTGTGTATTGTGTTTACACACGGGGTGCCCGCCCCGCCTACATAGGAGAAACACAATGCTCAAAGAAATGACACCAGCAGAGCTCGAATGCGAGCAGCACTTGCTGAACATGGACAAGCCCCACTCACAAATCCTCGAAGGATTCTGGGCAGGGTTCACTTCATACGAAATCGCAGAACAACTCGGCGAAGACCCCCGATACGTTGCCTGCATCATGGACACCTTCCGAGACTTGGGGTACTAATGAACTTCCAAGACCTACCACTCTTCGCCGGCATTAACCGCCCGCCAGTTGACCGCAACGTCACACGCACAGGACCCCAGCAGACCTCACAGGACGCCGCTAGACGGGCGTTAGGACGCTCAGGGTCCCAACGTAACGCCATCTATGAGGAGATTAAATCTCGAGGCTCTGACGGCATGACCTGCGACGAAATCTGCGACTACTTGCAGCTGCTTGTCCAGTCCGCTACGCCAGCAATTAACACCCTCGCCAATGACGGATGGCTAGAAGATTCAGGCCGTCGCCGTAACACCCGCTCAGGCCGTGAAGCCATCGTCTGGGTGGCTATCCCATGAACATCTTTCTAGTGTCTGTGCCGTTTTGCATTTTCTTTGGATTCTTACTTTGGGCTATGTGGGATGCCAGCAACATAGAAACCCATTGGCAAGACCCACCGTATGACTGGAACTTTGAGGACGAGGACTTATGGGACTGATACCCACCTTCCTCTATGAGGAACTACGCTCAGAGGACGGACTTGTTCTAGTCCAGATCTTTCGTGACATTCATAATCCGGACCTGATCATTCGCACCACAGTCGCCACTCGGCGATGCCGTGGGCAAGTGTGGGGGTCACCGACAAAAGTTGAGAAGGTTGACTAAACGTGTACTGCTGTGCCTCGCACTATTCACCGTACTTATCCAAGCCCCGACAGCATCCGCTGCCCCTAGATGGAAGTGCCCCCAGTGGCACGCCATGTTCCGTCAGCACGGGCTACCCGTGGCGGTCTTCGACCACATCTGCTGGCGAGAGTCCAGAGGGAACCCCAGAGCAGTCAGCCGACCCAACGGGGACGGCTCCATTGACTCGGGGCTACTTCAGATCAATAGCAGCTGGCGCACGCTTACTGCTCGCACGTGTAAACGGCCAGCGCGTCAAGTAATCAAATCACTGACAGACCCTTCCTGCAACCTGAAGGTAGCCAGAGTCCTATGGGCCGATGGCAGAGGTGCATCTAACTGGCGTGTAACATCAGGTCAGTAAACACAAACACATTGGGAGAAACAATGATTAACAAACCACACTCGGTCGCCCTACGGTTGACCCCTGAAGAGTACGCCGCATTGGTTCACTTGCAGCTGCGAGACTCGGACAAGAACCTTGCGATTACATTGCGTAAGGCTGTAGAGCCTTTAGTCGCAGAGGGCGCTAAGTCTCTTGAGACAGCCCGCAAGAAAGAAGAAGCACGTCTTAAGCGTCTTGCCAAGAAGGAGGCGGCTCGTGTCATTCTCTGACGATGCATTAGCACAACGTCTTAAGAACCTTGCTACTGACCGTCACTTATCAGGCGACGCCGTGGGGGCTAAATGGCTTAATGAAGCAGCAGCACGGCTCATGGAGCTAAGCCAAGTGAAGCCCGTATGGCATCCATCGCTTCATCGTGAAACCTCAGCCACAGCCTTTGAGAAGTCCTACACCGAGATTGTCGACTGGATTGTCAAGCACCCATCGGAGGGCATTTAATGAGCCTGGAAGATTACGAGCCCGTAGCCGTCAGGTTGTCGCGTCTCCTTACCACGCTTAGAGCCCAGAACATTGACCCACGCATCGTCACTGTAATGCTGTCTCAGCCTGGTTCTGACGTCTGTGTCTTTCGTGCAGAACTGTGGATAGGTGATCAGCTCATGGCGACAGGCCATGCAGAAGAGGTACGCAACCAAGGCAACGTAAACAAAACTTCGCACGTCGAAAACTGCGAGACCTCAAGCCTTGGCAGGTTATGCGAGTCTTACAACCCAACAGCAGACCACACCAAGCGTCCGTCTCGTGAAGAGATGCAAAAGGTGCAGCGGGTCTCTGGGGCAACCACGATTACCGAAAACGGCGACCTTGCCAGCGATAAGCAGCGCAACATGATCCGTGCCGTATGCAAGTCACTTGGCAAGACACCACCCACCAACCTTGACGGCTTTACCAAGCGCCAGGCATCGTCCTACATTGACGAACTAAAGCGTCTCGAGGCTGGTGAGCAACCAGCACCCCAAGAGGATTACATCCCTGAGGAGCCGTTCTAGTGGACGTAGTACACCGTCTTTTAGAGCATGAGTTTGAGGGTGAGGTGGGCAAAGCAACGTATCGGCAATGTAAACGCATCTGGTCTCTATGCATCCTCGCCGGCATTGAGCCCGTCTGGTGTAAAGGCATGCCCTATGGACAAGCCATCAGTCTGATAGCAAAATTAGAAATCATCAGGGGGTTAAAACATGGACATGACTGAGCGCATCTTTCAAGATCACGTGTTACAGCTCTGCTCTATGTACGGCTGGTTAGCCCACCATGTGCCACCCATGCGCTACAACAACAAGAACGCATTAGGAAATAATTGGGGCACAGGAGGACTCGCCGGCATGCCAGATCTAACCCTTATCTCACAGCGTGGGCAAGGCATCATCTATGCAGAGCTAAAAACCACCACAGGCAAGCTCTCAGCCCAGCAGACACAAATCCTCAGCACCCTGCACCGCAACGGTGCCGAGGTGTATGTTTGGCGCCCTAAAGACATGACTGCCATCGCACAAAGGTTGTCAGGTCTTAAACCCATCGAGGGGTGAGTGCGAGCATCTTCATTTCACGGGCAGTAAACCTGTCGCGAACGGCTCACCCCTCACCCCCTAACTGAATACGACCACGGCCACGTACGGGATTGCACTGTGCTGGTAAACACACACGGAAACGTGGGTAGAGCCCCATGCCCTAAGAGGTAGGGGTGCAGCGTCTAAACGTCATAAATACGAATGGTGTCCGTCCACTGGTGTTGTTAGAACATCCGGCAGCCTTAGCTACTTGCTCAAACTGTGGGGGGCAAGCACCGAGACAACTATGTGCATAACATGAAACCAACCGCAGTGCGGAAGCACAAGGGCGGTAGGAGAAACACAACACAGGAGTAAACATGGCAAGCCCATACTCACACCCCGAATACCAACGCAACCGCAAGACCATCCTCGCCGGCACACAACTCACCTGCGCCATCTGCGGACACGGCGACATACCAGGACAGAAGTGGACAGCAGACCACATCATCCCACTCATGGCAGGAGGAGACCACAGCCTCACCAACCTGCAACCAGCACACAGCCGATGCAACAGCAGACGCGGATCACTCGACCAAGCACGAGCCAACCACCAAAAAATCGCCGGCAGAAACCAAGCACTAAACACAGCCCGCCGTGCCGACCCCGACCACGAAAGGACCGCATCACCACCCACAGCATTTTTTTCCACAGACCCACTGACCCCGGCCCCAATCAATCGTCTCTTTTTCGACGGTAAACAGCCCGAACTAGCGGGAAACACGGACGAGGTAAACGGAGACGCAGAGACTGGCCGTACATTGCCCAGACTGGAAACGATCAGCTTGGGGGGCTGGAGTTATGGGCCCCTGGTTGCTGAGTGGGCATCCAAGTTCATGCAGACAGATCTCATGCCTTGGCAGATTCACTGTCTTACTAAGCAGCTCGAGACAGACGATGCCGGCGATTTTGTGCATCGTGAAGCGTTGGTCTCAACCGCTAGACAGAACGGGAAGAGCCTTGCTCTCTCAGCTCTTATCGGCTGGTTCTTGACTCATCCTTGGGGGCGCAAGGTAAACGTCCTCAGCACCGCAAACATGCTGGACCGCGCCGAGGCAATCCACTCAACAGTCGCCCCAATCCTTGTCGAGTATTTTGGCGCTAAGCAGATGCAAGCCCTGGGGCGTAAGTCGGTCACTATGCCTGACGGCTCAAAGTGGGAAGTACGTGCAGCATCTACCAGGCTTCACGGTGGCTCATACGAT